TCAGGTAGTCAGAGAACAAGAACGCAAAGAGTCTGGAATAGATCAACAAGATGGTTTAAATAAATCTAAGAAAAAACAAATATTATTTTTTACAGCAAGTTGGTGTGGACCCTGCCAGAGTTGGAAGCAAAAAGAGTTGGCAAGATTTAAAACCAACCCTAAGTGGAAGATTTCAGAAGGGCCAGAGGCCATGATAAGGATTGTAGACATCGACAAACCATCTAACAAACAGCTAATGTTTAATAAACAAACTAGGGTAGTGCCTGAGTTTGTTCTAATGGTAAACGGTAAATATAAATCCCATAAAACAGGTTATCAGTCTGCTGAAACTGTAGGGCGTATGTATAACCAATGGTGAATCCATACCAAGTGATGTCTTCTATCTTTTCCGAAGACGGTCTAAAAATCTTAGACTTTACCCTGAAAGTTCAGAGTGAAACCTCTATAGACATATATAAGAATGACGAGTCTATCGTTATAGACTTTCAGGAAAATCAACCAACGGTAACAATAAAAAAGATAATAAGACTTAAATTAACCGTAGAAGGTATCGAGCTAAGGGAAGACGGCGGGATACTTAAACTGGATTACTTCCCTAATATACCTTTTAAATACGAGTGGTTAGAAAATGAACAGTGAAATTAAAACTACAGTAGGTTTAGATATTGAAAAAAAGTTTAAAGGAAGAAGTAGAAACAAAAGAATAGCCGAGTCTTGTCTGCTGCTCGCAGACGAATGGGCAACAGTAAGGGGCGATGCGATTCAAGACTTTACAAAGTCGCAAGCAAAAAAAGCATGTAAAAAATATATAAAAGAAAACCTAAAGGAAGAGATAGCAGGAAACCCTCTTGTCACTATGCTAGTTAGCCTTATCGTGAAGTTAATTATAGAGTGGGTTGTAGAAAATTACATCACAAAATTAATGAGACAGTAACACAAATTGTGCTTGATTTTTTACAGTTCTCAATCTATAATATACTATCTACTAAACATTTAATATACAGAGGAACAAATTAATGTCATTGAAGTCCCTTATGGATTATACTTTTGTTAGCAAATATGCACGATGGATACCGGAAAAGAAAAGAAGAGAAACTTGGAACGAGGCTGTAGATAGAGTCAAGCAAATGATGCTTGAGAAATACGCAGACAAACCAGAAGTATTACCAGAAGTAGAATGGGCATACGAACAAATGCGTAAAAAGAGAGTGCTTGGTAGTCAGCGCGCTCTACAATTTGGCGGCAAGCCAATCTTTAAACACAATGCAAGAATGTATAATTGCATTGTATCTTTCTGTGACAGAACAAGATTCTTTCAAGAATGTATGTATCTTCTTCTGTGCGGCTGTGGAACAGGGTTTAGTGTACAAAAACACCACATAGACAAACTACCAGAATTACTACCTAAAAAAGAAGGAAGTAAAAAATATGTCATACCTGACACGATTGAGGGGTGGAGTGATGCTGTCGGAGTCCTCGTATCAAGTTATTTTAATCAATTTGCTGATGAAGAGTTGTTTGTAGAATATTCTGGCAAGAATGTAAACTTCGACTATAGCGAGATTCGCCCTGCTGGAGCATACCTTAAATCTAGTGGAGGCAAAGCACCGGGACCAGAGCCGCTTAAAAAAGCACTTACAAACATTAGAAAAATTTTAGACAAGGCATTGAAAGATGGACAAACAAAACTCTCACCCATCCAAGCTTATGACATTGTTATGCATACCGCTGACGCTGTTATTTCTGGCGGGGTCCGCCGTAGTGCTACCATTTGCGTATTTAGCCCTGACGACACTGAGATGGCGACCGCTAAAACAGGAACTTGGTTCATCGACAACCCACAAAGAGGAAGATCCAATAACTCGGCGCTTCTACTCAGGGACGAAACGAGCAAAGAGCAATTCGCAGAATTAATGAAATCTGTCAAAGAGTTTGGAGAACCGGGATTTGTTTGGTCAGACAGTACAGAGTTGCTAGTCAATCCCTGCGTTGAGATTGGTATGTGGCCTGTGTGCGAAAAAACAAAAGAGTCAGGATGGCAGGCTTGTAATCTTAGTACAATCAACTGTGCAAAAATTAAAACAGAACAAGACTTTTTTGATGCCTGTCGTGCCGCCACCATCATAGGCACTCTACAGGCGGGTTTTTCGGAGTTTGAATATCTGGGCAAGGCGTCAGAAAGAATTATCTCCAGAGAAGCTTTGCTTGGTGTAAGTATGACGGGTATAATGGAGCAGCATCAAATTTGCTTAGACGCAACTGCACAAAAGCGTGGCGCTACTATTGTAAAGAAAACAAACAAAAAGATTGCAGAAATGATCGGTGTCAATCAAGCCGCTCGCACTACCTGTATCAAACCAGAAGGTACTTCTAGCTGCATCCTTGGTACATCTAGCGGCATCCATCCACATCACGCCAAACGCTACATTAGGCGAGTACAGGCAAATAAGATGGAACCTATCTATAATTACATGAAAGAAATTAACCCTAGAGCATGTGAAGAAAGCGTTTGGAGTAATAATGATAGCGATGACGTTGTTGGTTTTTGCGTAGAAGTTCCAGACGGAAGTAAAACTAAAAATGCAGTAGATGCTATTCAGTTGTTGGACTATGTAAAGTCTACACAGCAAAACTGGGTAATTAACGGTACTAATAAAGAACTATGTACACAACCTTGGCTTGTTCATAATGTAAGTAATACTATCAATGTTAAGCCAGACGAATGGCAAGAAGTAGAAAAGTATATTTATAAGAATAGAAAATATTTCTGTGGCATTTCTTTACTTCCTATTTCTGGAGATAAAGACTATCCTCAAGCCCCTTTTACTACCGTATATCTGCCAAGCGAACAAGTTGCACACTACGGTGACGCATCTTTGTTTGTTAGCGGTCTGATCGAAGTCGCCCTTACGCTTTGGGAAGACAATCTATGGACCGCATGTGATAGCTTGCTTGGCGTAGGTGAAAAGATCAAAGGTAATGGAAAAAAAGCTTGGAAAGACCGATGCAAGAAATTTGCCGGTAAATATTTCAATGGAGACTTGAGACAATTAACCTACTGCATGAAAGATGTATACAACTGGAAAGAGTGGGTTGACATGAATCGTGAATATAAAGATGTAGATTTTACAAATGTTATCGAGGAAACTAACAATGTTCAACCAGAGCAGGAGCTTGCCTGCGCAGGAGGAAAGTGCGAAATATGAGTACCCATCCAGATGAATTAGCCAGAGAGAAAATGTTAAGAAAATCACAAAATAAACATAGAGCGCCATTTCCTAGTTGGAATGGGCCACAGTTAAAAGTGCAAAAACTTGACGGCATGGCAATTGTCCCAACCAAAGCAAACAGATCGGACGCTGGGTACGACCTTTATGCTTTACATGGGGCTATAATTGAAAAACACTGCCATAAACTAATTAAGACAGGGATCGCTATGGCTATTCCAGAAGGTTACGTTGGGTTAATTTGGCCTAGATCTGGAATGGCGTATAAACATGGAATAGACGTGTTCGCTGGCGTCATAGATTCGTCTTATAGAGGTGATATTGGGGTTATACTATACAACTCTCAGTATAACGACTACAAGTTACAAAAAGGCGACAGAATAGCACAAATAGTATTTCAAAAAGTAGAGGATTTTGACTTACAGTTGGTAAACAACTTGGACGATACAAATAGAGGATCGGGAGGGTTTGGAAGTTCTGGCTCATAACACTAATAATAAGGCTAACAGATGACCAAGAGAAAAACCAGAAAAGAAAACTTAGCACCACAAAAAGTTAAAATAGTAGAGGCTAAAACACCCAGACAAAAAGACTATATAAGAGCAATCATAGAAAACGATGTGATATTCTGTACCGGTCCCTCTGGTTGTGGTAAGTCTTTCATAGCTTCGGGCATAGCAGCAGAACACTTACACCGTGAAGACATAGACCAAGTTGTTGTAACCCGTCCGCTGGTATGTACTGGTAAGGAAATAGGGTCGCTACCGGGAGAACTTCTCGATAAGATAGCGCCCTATCTCCTGCCAATGCAAGAAAATTTCAAGTTTTTCCTTGGAAGAGCTTACTATGGACACTATAGTAATGAAGGTAAGATTAAATATGCGCCACTAGAAATCATGCGAGGGTCTACGTTTCATAATTCATATATGATATTAGACGAAGCACAGAACTGTACTTGGGAACAAATCAAAATGTTTATCACCCGAATGGGACAGGGCAGTAAGGTTATTATAAACGGGGACGTAAGACAAACGGACCTAAACAGAAAGAGTGGTCTAGAAGAAATTATAGATAAGTTAGATGGACTAGAGGGTGTCGGTGTGTGTAGATTAGGATATAGCGACATCCAAAGGAACGGAATATTAGGAAATATATTAAATAGATTGGAGAATTAATGCCGATATATGATTACGAATGCAAAGACTGTGGAGCAGAAGTAACTGACGTGTTTCAAAAAGTTACAGACCCAGAGTTAAAAAAATGTGAGGCTTGTGGAACAAGCGGACTTTACAGGGTTGTTACAGGCGGGCTTCACAGTTTCATGGCGGGTAGCAACACAATAGGTAGCATTGCAGATAAGAACACTCGCACCAATAAAAATAAGATAAACGAGATGGAGGCTATGAAAAAAGAAAAGAATCCTCCACCAGAAAAACCTTGGCATCATAAACAGGGAGATAAGTCTTTGAAAGATATAAATAAAATGTCAGAGAATCAAAAAACTAAATACATCATGGAGGGAAGATGAAGTACATAAACGAAGATACAAAAAATATGCAAGAAATAAATATAAAAAAGGAGATAGATTTTAATAAGAACGGAACTGTTTCTCAAGGTAAAGAAAAAACATACGCAAAAATTGTAGAATCTGAAAAAGATAAAACATACTTAATAAAAATTTATCAAAACCAACCATTTGATCCTATGGGGTCAGCGGCAACTAGAGAAAATTACTTAGAAACAAAACTTAAAAGAGTGTCAAAAGACACATTCGATTTTTATTTAATTTACTTACAAACAAAAAATTCAATTTATTTAACAAGGACAAACAGGAGATTTATAAATGAGTAAACGAGGACCATTAAGTAAGATAGAAAAATTTTACATAGAAAACAACTGTGACGTAGATCTAGATGTACTATCGTCAGATTTAGATAGAGCAAAAAGTGTAGTTAAAGCCTATGCCAGCAAGTGTCAAAAAAAGAAAAAGAACACAGAAGACACTAAACAAAAAAAAGAGCCTACACACCTAGCATCTCAAATACCTTCCAGTAGAGGTTCTACGGTAATGACAGAAAATGGATCTACAATTTCAGATGATTTCAGAAAAAAATCACAGTTCTTAGGAAAAAGAAGTGAGTGTACAACTTCCATAAGGAGATAGAATGGATAGGGAAAAATGGTTGAAAGACTATAGAAAAAATAAACAAGCGGTTTGGATTAGGTGTAAGCTAACAAATGGCGAAGAATTTAACTATGATAAATTTGAAGGATGGAGAGAGTTAAAAGCCAAGTGTGATGAAGAAGATTTATTTTTATTAGAATTGTACTTGCAATATCGCTCTCATAAGGCTACTATAGATATAAGCGATGCGGTAGATGGTGTCTATTTAATTAGATCATTGCTGGGTGCATTAGGCTCAGACTCTAAAGAATACTACACGATTGGTTTAGTAAAAGGGTCTAATGTCTCTAAAAAAATGTGGATTACACCAGAACTTGTATTAGATAAAGAATATGAAGATGAAATTGAAAACTGTTTTGAAGAAGCAATCATCTATGACAAAACGAAAGAGAACAGACAAGAGTAAGTATAAACACCAAACAACTGGTGATCATTGCACATGCGCTTCTTATTTGGCGGAAATGATGTGTCTTCGCCTAGCAGAGTACAAGAACGAAGGCAATCTTACATATAAATTCTGGAACAAGAAACCTTGGGATTGGACTTTTAAGCAGCAAATGTTTGCTGCAAATAGTCTAATAAAGAAGTACGGCGAGAAAGCTGTACTAAAGGCGGTTGCTAATCAAAAATCCGTGTTCTCTCTAAAGAACAAACGTCTTGTCCCAGAAATAATTAAACAGAAAAAAATAATAGAAGAAGAAGACAAGAAACCTAATCAGGAATTAGACGTAAAGAAAGAAGCAAAGACTAGGAAGAAATCTTACGGAAAGAAATCTGGACTAAACAAACTTAGAGGATTAGACAATGGCAAAGAAGAAAGCCAAGAATAAATTTGAAGACGACATTGTAAGCAATGGGATTATTAAAAAATATGGAGACATTGTAGAAGAAGGCACAAAGGTGCTTAAAGATCTAGAAAATTTCCAAACCCTATCAATCTCTCCAGCCTTAGACCTAGCGCTAGGCGGTGGACTAAGAGAGGGTAGTGTAACCTTGATGGCTGGCGACCCCAAGACCGGAAAAACAACCACGGCGCTTTATGCTGCGGCAAAGGCTCAACAAGCAGGCAAAACTGTTGTCTATTTTAATACAGAGGGTAGGCTAACAAAAGAAAACTTCAAAGGTATTAAAGGTTTAGATGTAGAAAAAATTAAGATTGTCCAAGCTACAGATGCTCAACCTGTAGTGTCAGCAGAAACCTTTTTAAATGTAATAGAAACCTACGTCAAAAATACACCAGATTTCTTTGGAATTGTAGACTCATCTTCTAGCATGGTCCCCCAAGACGAATTAGATGGTGAGATTCGGACAGGTGTCAGGAATCAGTTACCTCGCCTAAACTCCATGTTTTTCAAAAGAATTTCTAATGATGTTTCAAGAACAAGAGCTATGCTGGTTTGCATCTTGCACAACATAGCTAACACAGGGGGTTCAAGATGGTCGCCCGCTAAAATGGCAGATGGAGGAAACATGATTCAGTATCAAGCTGGAACCAACATGGTAATTACCCACAGGGGCAAGTGGGAAGAGACAGACGAGAATGGTCACGATGTAGGTCAGGTTGCTAACTGGCTAGTAAAAACCTCTGCGTCTGGAGGTAAACCTAACTCAAACGCTGTATCCTATATCAAGTATGGAACAGGCATTGATGAGGTTAGAGAACTTTGTGAAATAGCAAACGAACTAACCTTTATTAAACAAGCTGGCGCTTGGTACACCGTATCATCTGCTATAGGATCTGAAGACAAAAGAATTTTATCGCTACTGAAAAAACACGAAGTAGACGCAAAAAATCAAGAAGCTCTAGAGAAATTCTTTAAGTTTCAAGGTATGGCGAACCTGAGTAAATTCATAAAAGAGAACAAAGAGATACAAGAGTTTCTGTACGATGAAATCAAAAGTGTTCTATGAAAGTTACGGGTTTAAACGGTAGAGGCTACAATCTAGACCTTAAAAAATATATTATAAAAAAAGATGACAAAACAAAGAAATCTCGCTATCATATGGTAGCAAGAGATCTGTTACATGAAATGTTTTCTGGTTATTCTATATTAGAAGAGGTAAAACTTCCGGGTTCTAGGTGTCCTAGTAAAAAATCTGTATTGTTCTTGGATTTTTTCATACCCAACTTGTCATTAGGGATAGAGGTTCATGGGCAACAGCACTACGAATTTTGTAAGTTTTTTCATAAAACTAAAGCCGGATTCTTAACCTCTTTGAAAAGAGATAGTGTAAAAGAAGATTGGTGTAACTTAAACAAAATAGATTTAATTGTATTAAAGTATTCAGAAAGTATAGAAGATTGGAGAAAACAAATTGACAGCCGCTGAAAGATTGAAAGAGTTTTTAGATGGTATTGAAAATTACATAACCGCTAAAAACATAACGCCAACAAAGTTTAACCCAGAGTTCGCCATAGCAGAAACGCTTTCTTTAGATGGTATGCAAAAGTTAACTCAGGAAGAATGTTTTGGTCATGCTTACCAACTAATGCAGTACGTAGACCACGTAGGTTCAGAACGCGCCAACTGCGAAAACGTAATACGGTGGTGCGAGAACTCTCTTCAAAGTATTATATCTGAATTGATAAGTAGTGGTGTCTGGGATACATACGCCAAGCACGAAACCAAGGTGGCTACTATTCTTAGAAATGACGATCTAGCGAGAAAAATTAATGACTGGAAAATAACTGCTCAAGGAAGGCTTGAAAATATCAAGTCTAGAGAGTATAATATAAGAAGGAAGGCTGACATACTATTTGAAAAAGGTAAAAGAAAATGAATTCAGAAGATATGGCTAATTTTATTGAATCACTTAGCCCAGAGCAAATGTCTCAATTTCAACAGGTGTTTAAAACTATCGGTGATACGATGGGTGTAGAAACAAAAGAAGAACCCGAACAAAAAGAAGAGATAGCCTCTTCTAATATAGAAGTAAATGAAGATTTTACTGTTACTAGAAAGATAAATGATTCTACAAGGAGAAATCCGGTGAAAGCCAAGAAGAATAAATGGGTTGACGATGGTAGCTTTCAACTAGAAGGCGAAGAAGAGTTTTCTTCAGACAGAAAAAGAAGTTCTAGAAATAGAGGTAAAACCAAGAAGCTTGAGCTTGAGTGTTCTGTTTGTGGAAAAAAATACATGGAACATGCTAGTTTAGTTTATGGAGAGTATCACCGATGTAATCGGTGTGGGGGCAAGTAATGGAATCTAAGTTGTTAGACTTAGGCGCAGAGAGAGCAGTGTTAGCTGGTCTCTTTACCTACGGTCTAGAATCATACGTTGAAATAAGTGATATAATAGATCACAATAGCTTTTGCCATCAAAATAATCAGCTAATATACAAATGCATTGAGAAAATACTACTAAAAGAAACTCAGGTTGACCTACCCGCATTGCTTTCTGCTGCGGATCAGTTGGGTTTTTCTGAAACCATACAAACCAAACAAGAACTTGAATACATAAATTCTTTAATGGAGTTCCCAGTAAAGAAAGATAATGTAATCCACTTTGCTGCGCAGATTAAAAAGTTTGAGTTTGCCAGAAAGATTAGAAGTCTTGCCAGCAAGATTGGTAGAGATATAGAAGAAATAAAAGGTGACGAAGATATTGACGATATTATTGGTATCGTAGAAAATCCAATTACAGAGTTTCTTCAAGACGACGATACTAGAGATAAACATGAAAAAATAGGTGAAGGATTAGAAGAATATGTTGACTTTCTTATCGAAAACAAGTGTGACCAGATTGGTGTACCTAGCGGGTTTGATAGGTACGATGCCGCCATTGGCGGTGGTCTTAGACGTAAATGTGTAGACCTAGTTTCTGCTAGACCTAAAGTTGGCAAGTCTGTATTCGGTGACAACGTTGCCGTGTCTGTAGCAAGAAAGGGTGTACCCGTTTTGATGCTAGATACAGAGATGAGCAAAGAAGATCACTTAAACAGAATCTTATCTAGTATGAGTGGAGTTCCCATTAGTGAAATATCTACAGGAAAATTTGCACAAGATGAAGAAAAGTTTATCGCTGTTAAATCAGCAATGGAAGAAATAAAAGATATACCATATACATACGTTAGTGTGGCAGGAGCGCCATTTGAGAATATCCTAAATCATATCAAGCGATGGGTAATTCAAGAAGTCGGCACAGATGAAAACGGAAGAACAAACGAGTGTGTAGTTGTTTATGACTATCTCAAACTCATGTCGTCTGCTGGTATATCTGGGAACATTCAAGAATATCAAGCGCTTGGATTCCAAATTACAAACCTACACAACCTTGCTGTTAAGTATGACTTCGCGTGTCTTGCGTTTGTTCAACTGAATAGAGATGGTATCACAAAAGAGTCTACAGACGCTGTAAGCGGTTCTGACAGACTTATCTGGCTGTGTACATCATTCTCCATCTTTAAAGAAAAGTCAGCGGAGGAACTTGCAGAAGATGGTCCAAAGGCAGGCAATAGAAAACTTGTACCCATCGTCTCTAGACATGGACCCGGAATGCATGATGGAAACTACATAAACCTCAGAATGGATGGCGACTATGCTAAACTTTCAGAACTAAGAACAAGAGATGAGTTTATTAAATCTGGAACAGACGATGCCCTAGAAGGCGCTGAATTACCATTTGACGAGGAAAAAAATGACTAGATATGAAGCACAATTTAATGGTGGGCCTTCTCATGGAGATGTGATCCCACTTCCTGACGCACAGTCTGTATACAAGGTTACTAAAGTTTACGAAAGTGGACTAATGACACAATCTTCATATTGGCTAGTTAAAACAGAAGATGAAAAGTTATTCTACGACTTACAAGAAGAAGTGTTTGTAAAGTATACAACACACCTTAACAGAGACCCCAGATGACAAACACAAAGAAAAAGCTTGATTTAGATAAAGTAAAAGATCTAATCCTTGATAACATAGATGTCTTGCTGGAAGATTTAGACTTAGAGTACGAGCAGATATCCGATAACATTTTTATGAAATGCCCAATACACGGAGGTGACAACGATAAAGGCTTGTCAATATCCCTAACTCAAAAGAACTGGCGGTGTTGGACTCGCGGATGTCAAGAAGATTTTGGTACTGATATATTTGGGTTTATTCGCGCCGTCAGGGAGGACGGTACGTTTTCGGAAACACTAGGATACATATGTAAACTTTACAACATTGGAAACGAGTACAGGTCTACATCAACCAAGCCAAAAGTTAAGAAAAGTGAGTTTGATGAGATAGTTAATATATTTAGTAAAAAGAAAAAGACTACAGAATCAGAGTATGTGAGAGATGTAGAAACGTTAAATAATTCTTTTTATTTTGAAAAGAGAGGATTTTTACCTGACACATTAGAGCATTTTGGAGTACAAGATTGTATAGATAAAAACTCAAAGATGTGGAATCGTGCTATCATCCCAGTAACTTTTAAACAAAAAGAGATAGCATATATAGCGAGAGCGGCAAAGAATTTTATACAACCTAAATATTTGTTCTCCGTAGGCTTTAAGAAAACAGACTATCTGTATAATTACGACAATGCAATGGGGGTTGCTCAAGAGAAAAGCACACTTTTTGTTGTAGAGGGTCAAGGCGATGTTTGGAGGATGTACGAAGCTGGTGTTAAAAATTGCGTAGGTCTTTTTGGTAAAGATATCTCTGAAACCCAAAAATCTCTCATTGTAAAATCAGGTGTTACAAACTTAGTTGTACTGACAGACATGGACCAAGCAGGTAGAGAAGGAAGAATGAAGATACAGAGAGAGTTAAATAGAATGTTCAATTTAATTTATCCTCCTATGCCAAAAAAAGACGTAGGAGATACATCTGTTAAAAAAATAGAGAAACATATTTTATCCCAAGTACAAGGACTTTATTGATGATTCTAGGTATATCCGGAAAGAAGCAAGCAGGTAAAACAACCGTTGCTAATATAATCCACGGCGAAGTGTTGCTTCAAAAAGAAATGATCGGTGATTATAACATAAACGAACAAGGGAAGTTGTTGATCAAAACAAGTAACTCTAAAGGTCAGGAAGGTTGGGGTGAGTTTGAAATAGAAAGAAAGGACGAGCAGTTCATAGAGTATGCTCATTACAACATGTGGCCTAATGTAAAACTATATAATTTTGCCGATTCGTTAAAAGACATGTGTATAAATCTATTTGGGTTTACATACGATCAAGCCTATGGTACAGACGAACAAAAAAATCAAACACTTTCCGATATAAGATGGGAAGATATGCCAAGGCATCAAAACATGAAGATAATGAAGAAAATGCCAGTAGACTCAAAAAAGAGTTGGGGCTGGAGAGAAGGGGAAATGACAGCGCGAGAATTCATGCAGTTTTTTGGAACTGATATTATGCGTAATATTCATCCAAACGTATGGACCAATGCTTGCTTAAACAAAATCACAAAAGAAGGTAGCGAACTTTCTATTGTTGCAGATGTAAGATTTCCTAACGAAGTAGAAGCAATTAACAGGGCGGGGGGTAAAGTCGTAAGACTAGAAAGAGACGTACACGAAGACAAGCACGATAGCGAGACTGCGCTAGACGTAGACAACTATAATCACGCTAATTTCTGGAGTGTTCTTGATAACGGTAATATGACAATTGGCGATACTATAATAGAAGTCAAAAAAATATTGGAGCAGATTTAATGATAGTAACATATATAAGATCTTCAAGTTATAATAATTACGACTTCTGTCAAATGCAGTACTTTCTAACCTATGTTTTGGGGCATAGGTCTGATAGTAATAAAAAAGCAGACTTAGGAACTATGGCCCATAAGGTGATGGAAATTCTTGCTGGACTAAAAAAGTTTCAGCAGGATAACCCTAAAAGAAAATATTTAGTTATCGAGGACGATAAATGCGGTAAGATTAGAATCACAAAAGACGAACTTTACACGGACGAGTTCGTGGAAAGAATGTGTGAATTAGCAGTCACAGATTATGCAGAGGGATCAATTCATAACTTCACAAGGGGAGACAGGAAGGTTGTTAGAGATACTGTATTCACTTTTCTTAATCACTCAGACAGTCTTTTTGACCCAAGACAGAGAAACATTTACCACCCAGAAGCGCAGTTTGACATTCCTATTGAAGAAGATTGGGCTAAGTTTGAATACGAAATAGAAGGAAAAAAAGTCTCTGGTCAACTAGCAATCAAGGGAACTATCGACTTGACAACTTTGATAGGAGATGATACAATTGAAGTCATTGACTGGAAAAGCGGTCGTAGGATGGACTGGATAACAGGAGAGGTAAAAGACTATAAAAAGCTAGAACAAGACCCTCAACTGTTACTGTATTTCTATGCCATATCTAAACTATACAAAGATTTTCCTAATAGGATTATGAGCATTTTCTTTTACAAAGACAAAGATGGTAAAGTTGACCCAATGCCTTTTAGTATATGTCTTGGGCCGGAAGATGAGAAAAGATTCTTAAAAATGCTTAGAAAACAGTTTGAGGGAATAAGAGACAATGTATCTCCTAAACCGTTAAAGGAGGACAGGAGTCACTGGAAATGTACGAAGCTGTGTCATTTTTACAAAAACAACTGGGAAGGTACAGACACTCCTATCTGCATCCATGTTGGCAACAAGCTAAAAGCAGACGGAATGAAAAAGACAGTAAAAGATTGCACTAAAAAAGGTTTTTCCATAGGATATTACGAGGCACCGGGATGAGAGAAATAAATATAGTAGGACATGAGGGTGAAAGTGGTTTTGAAAGAGATATGTTTGACCACCTATATCACGGCGTAAAATTAAATGAATATAGCTATGACGACGACCCCTCTAAAATAGATAGGCCAGTTTTGGAATATTCTCACATGGGATTTGGTATCCCTGATGAAGTTGCTAATTTTGCAGAAAAATTACCTAATGGATATCTCATATATCATAAGTCTAACGAGTTCCCATATCAACAATATCCTCAATTTATTCAACAAAAAGCAAATTTATATAAAGATGCCATCCATGTCTTTAGACCTAATTGGATGCCGAGCTTCGATTTACCTAATGTAACATTTATGCCATTATTTTGGGGAAAAGGTCATGGAGAAATGAGAGAGCCTACAAAAGAGACAAAAAAGTTTAAAACTGCCATGATAGGCGAATTGAAGTCTGACAGAGCAGAAGTTCTAGAAGTAATGAAGAAAATGGAAGATCATTTTCATTATTTTAACAAGGGTTGGCTTTCTCAAGACATGATAACACCAGAACAATCTATGGATGTGTATGCAAATTCAGTAATTTGCCCCTGTCCTATGGGCAATGTCCACCCAGAATGTAATAGATTTGCAGAGATTTTAAACTCAGGAGGCATACCGGTCTTGAAAGAGTACTGGAATCGCGACTGGCACTGTAGAATTTATGGATTTGATTCTCCAATTCCGTTTGTTAAATCGTGGAATGAGCTTCCAGAAGTGTATAATAAGGTGATAAAAGAAGGTGTTTACAACTTTGCTATGAGGCTGCACCAGTGGTGGTACGCCAAGAGAATAGAAATCAGGGATAATTTTCAGAATATATTGCTGGAGAAGATAAATGTTTAACCATATTCACATCGGACGTAGAGCTTTTCTTCAAACAAGCCTGTTTGCTGCTGCTGGAACCCAGTATGCGCTTGGCGAGCAAAAGCACTACGAAAGCGTTGAAGGTCAAGCAAAAAGTATGATTTTCATATATCTTCCGGGCGGAATGGCCGCTCAAGAGACGCTTGACCCTAAAACTGTAGCCCCTCTAGAGTATCGTGGTTCTATGAAAGCGATCAACACCAATGTTGATGGAATTCAGATCAATGAAAGATTTACAAAAACCGCGCAGATCATGGATAAATTGACAATTATCAGGAGCATGACGCATGGAGAGGCTGCACACGAACGAGGAACAAACAGTATTTTCACAGGTTACAAGCCTAGTCCTGCACTCCAGTATCCTTCTATGGGTTCTGTTGTGTCTCATGAGTTCGGTTCTAGGGATAATCTTCCTGCTTACATTTGTGTGCCGGAAAAACCCAACGAGTTTGCAGGAACCGGATATTTAAGCAATGCCTACGCTCCGTTTTCTTTGGGTTCTGATCCCGCTTCTGATAAATTCAAAGTTAGAGACTTATCTTTTAATGTGACTGACGAACAATTCATCAAGCGTAAAAGATTGCTAGAGATTGTAAACAAAAACATGAATCAGAAAGTTAATTCTGATGCTGTAAAAGCTATGAATACTTTTTATGAAAAAGCTTACGATCTTGTTGGAGATCAAAAAGCTCAAGACGCTTTTGACATAGAAAAAGAAAAACCAGAAGTACGCGATAGGTACGGACGCAATACTGCTGGCGCAAGGATGCTTATGTCCAGAAGATTAGTTGAAGCGGGTGCTAGGTTTGTGTCGATGACTTATGGTAGTTGGGATATGCACCAAAATATCTTTGGCGGTATAGATTCTCAAGTTCCACCATTTGATCAAGCGTTTGCTGCGCTAATTCAAGACTTGACCGAAAGAGGGCTTTTGGAATCTACCTTGGTTTGTGTAGTGTCGGAGTTTGGAAGAACTCCTAAAATAAATAAAGATGCTGGACGCGACCACTATCCCAAGGTGTTTAGTTCTATCCTTGCTGGAGGTGGAATTAAAGGCGGCATGACTTACGGCAGAACTGATGCTACTGGTACAGAGCCAGAAGATAATCCAGTTCCTATTCCACACTGGGCGACAACTATCTATCATCAAATGGGAATAAATGCCGATAAAGAACTAATGGCTCCCGGAGATAGACCTATTGAAATTGTAGATTTTGGTGAAGTAATTAAGGATATTATAGTATGATTAACAGAAGACATTTTTTACAACATGCGGGTGGATTAGCGTCTGTATCCGCAGCGTCAACTGCGTTTGGTCAAAAGATCATTGATAGTCGTGAGGATTTAGGAAAGAACGAGAAGGGCGCAATCCTTATTTGGCTTAATGGCGGTCCTCCGACTATTGATATGTGGGATGTAAAGTTTGGCGCTCCTACTGGCGGTCCAACAAGACCTATCACTACAACTGGCGACTTCCAAATCAACGAGCTTATGCCAGAGCTTGCAAAGCAAGGAAAAGATTTTTCTATTGTTAGAAATATGGCAACAAGAGAAGCAGACCACATGCGAGGTCGCTACTATATGCACACAGGCTTCAAGCCAAATCCAAATATGAGTCACCCATCAATGGGATCTGTAATATCTTACGAACTATCTCAAGATAGAGACTACCTAGAAATACCGCCATTCTTTTCAATTAGTACAGGAAGTATTGGTGGCGGGTTTCTGGGTTCTGCTTGGAATCCTTTTGTTGTAAGTTCAAACGGTCAAGTTAGAAACCTTGGCGATTCTGTAGATAACGAAAGGATGCAAGCTCTTGCTGCGATAGAAACAGGTTTTGTAAAAAGAAGCAACAGTGACATGGCAAAGAGTCATATGAAAATGTTGCAACAAACATTTAGACTTAATACAAGCCCACAAATGAAAGCCTTAAAACCAACAGACGAACCTAAGAATGTAATTGACGCTTACGGCGAGACAGGATTTGGTAAGGGCGCTTTGATGGCGAGAAGGTTGCTTCAAACAGGTGTGCCATTTGTAGAGCTTGGCTTTGGCGGTTGGGACTTACACCAAAACACGCACGAAACGTTATCAACTAAACTTCCAGAATTAGACAAGGTAGTTTCTACTCTTATGCTGGATTTAAAACGTCTTGACATGTGGAACAATACTGCTATCGTTATGATGGGAGAATTTGGTAGAACTCCAAAAATTAATCAAAACGCTGGTCGTGACCATTGGGCAAGATGCTGGTCTGCATTTGTTTCTGGTGGATTAATTAAAGGTGGTCAAGCGATTGGCTCAACAAGCGACGATGGAAAAGAAATAACTAGCGATCTAGTATACTCGTCAGAAGATTTAATGATGACAATTTGCAAGTCTCTTGGAATTAGTACAGAAAAAAGTTATACAGCAAAGAATGGTCGCCCAATGAGAATTGCGAACAACGGCAAAATAATAGAAGGTTTGGTGTAGTGGATATTATATCAGAATTTAACAAGTCACTTTCTTCAAGGCTAGACTCGGCTGTTTATACAAACAAAACGAGAACTTGGAAAGTACCAAAAATTATAACCATAGACTGGGAAGGCGTTTTACCAGAGCCTCCTAAAAACACATCTGAAGAAACAAAGAAAGAACTTCAGTACTTAGAAAAACTAACAAGTAAGTTAGGCTATGAAGAAAAAAATCTAATAGATCTTGTTGACAAAGAACCTTTAGATTTGTATAAACCAATCTTTAGTAAAATGGGAAAGCCTATCCCAAAGAAAGATTTTGAAAAAATATGGAAGATATCAGAGCCTATTGTAATGAACTTGAAACATAAGTTTAATAGGCCGCGACCCAAGCAGTTAGGAGATCTTTTAAATTACAAAATAAATGTAACAGAATCAAAAACACACCACACCCCGGCTTATCCATCGGGTCATACCGTTTATGCGGCCTTGGGTGCTTACCTTTTTTCAGACATGTATCCACATAATCGTCTGAGTTTTTTAAAATGATAAATCTTGCCGGATTTGCTCGCTGCCTACAAGGTGTCCATTATCCATCAGACAACGAAGCGTCTATGGTAATCAGCGGTGCTATTTGGCAAGATGTTAGATATAAATTATTTCCAAATTTACAACATTATAGGAGCAGATAATGTCTAATCAAAGAAAAAATTACGTTTTTGACATGGATCAATCCTTTCATTACAATAAAAACTTAGGTTTTGATATGGATGAACATGGATGGACGGAAGAAGTAACAGAAGAAAATTTTTATATTCCGTCAGAAGCAGAATATGAAGATTTAGGAGAAGAAACAGAAGAGTGGAACTGGGCGGCAGATCGTCCCGGTCTCTGGGAAAATATTCGCAGAAAAAAAGAGCGAGAAGGTAAAAATTATAAACCCGCCAAGACTGTAAAAGAGGGTAGACCCACCCAAGAGCAACTAAAGAAATCACAGTCTAAATATAAATACAAAGATCCTAAAACGGGTCAGGTTTATGAGTATGAACAAAAAGGTATCTATAAAAAAGAAGGAAGAACACTTATTCCTGCTAAAGCAGAGCTTGATTACACAGAGTCAGCAGAGTATCAGGGTCGAAAAGTAAAGCTTGGCAAACCCTTCAAGACTCCCGGAGGTCCAAAGAAAAGCGCTGTCTACGTAAAGAATGGTAGTGGAAAAGTGGTCATTGTTAGGTTTGGCGATCCAAACATGAAAATTAAAAAGAATATTCCGGGTCGCCGGAAAAACTTCAGAGCAAGACATAACTGTAGTAATCCCGGTCCTCGCTGGAAAGCAAGATACTGGTCTTGTAGAGCTTGGTGATGCCGTGATTACAAACGTATCTCCAACAAAGTTGTACGGAATTAGCGACAACTATAACCTTGTCGTTGTCGAGGATGGTGACGGGGAGTTACACAATTTAGTTTTTTCTAATTCAGAAATATTAAAAAGTAGACTAAGGGGATCAAGATATTCACATAAAGTGCCAAAGTATAAATTAAAATTTTTAGATTGTACGGAAGTATTTGTTGTGTCTACTCTCGTCTCCCTTGTTGTAGGGATTTTAACAGGCTGTTTTTTAGGAAGATGAAGTGAAGCTATCTAAATGTGAATGCCAATGCGCAGGGTTTTGCGCTACGTTTGGCAAGGAGATGGACCAAGTAAATTACTCTTGGTGTAAAAATACCACGCAAGAAAAAAGATTAAAGTATTTTTTAGAGAATAACAAAGCGGTCCATACAGATGAAAGTTATATTGATTATATAAAAAGAAAATATGAGATAGCAAGATTTTACAACACGCCAAAAGACATTGATGAAGTTGAAATAGTAACATTTCACTTTAATTTGTCTAAATCAAAAAGATTAAAAGAAACCTACCAAGAGTGGATAGAGTCTCTTTCTGCTCTAGGTCAATATGTAAAGTGTTATGAAATTGTTTTTGACGACGCTGAACCAGAAATAGAAAACTCAATAGTAATTAAAGGCTATTCGGACAAGCACTGCCTCTGGCAGAAAGAGCCTTTACTAAATCTAGCATTTCGCAATCTTGAAAAACACAAAAAATACTTCTGTTGGATAGATCACGATCTGGTTTTCAAAGAAAGGAATTGGCTAAAAGAATCTATAGATAAATTAAAATCAGGCCATGACGCTGTGCAGTTATTTGAAAAAGTGTCTTATCTAGACAAGTCAGGAGAATTTCTTTTTGATTCTGTGGGCAGAGCTAAGACTATGCACGATAACATATTTCATAAGAAGTCTAGAAATCCTTATGGATCTCCGGGTGGCGCTTGGATAGCAAGGGTAGATAAGCTTAAAGACATATTCCCGACTCCCACAATAATAACAGGAAGCGGTGACGAATGGCTAGCTTATGCTCTTTATGGGTCAACTAGGATATCTCCAGCCTCAAAATCAACCCTAGAAGCATATCCAAAAGAAGTGCAAGATTTTTTGATATCATATGTAAAAAGAATTGGAAAAAATAATCTTAAAATAGATTATCAGCAAGGAATTTGTTATCATCTTTGGCATGGGGATATAAAAAACAGACAGTATATGACTAGGCATAAAATATTAGAAAAACATAATTTTGATCCTAGATGTGATATGTTTGTAAATAAAGACGGGATACTAGAATTAACGGGTAACAAAAAAGGCATAGAAAAAGATTTAGTTGAGTATTTTACTCAAAGAAAAGAAGATGGTTGACAAAAGTTGATTTACGGTCTATTATAAGTAGACCCATGTTGAAAGGAGATATTGATGACTTGGTTCCCACTCTGTAATTACACGCACTACTCACTGCTGAAAGGGTTTTCTAAACCCAAAGAACTTGCAGCAAAATGCAAAGATAACGACTTCCGCGCCTGCGGTATCGCTGACTACAAGACTATATCTGGCGCTGTGGCTTTCTATCAAGCTTGCGTAGCGAACAACATCAAGCCAATTATAGGCTGTTCGTTCGACAGCTTCACGTTGTTTGCGAAGAACGAAAGAGGATGGTTTGACCTTATAAAGATTGTGTCTTTGTTAGATGAAAATGGAGACTACAATGCAAGCGACTTATCTAAAATTTGCAACAAAGGAAACTTAATTGTTCTGGCAGAATCTGCTGCGGATTCGCCAATCAAAAAAAGCTGGTACGAGAAAAGTAGATGCTTCCAAGACTCGCATTACACAGAATCGGAAGACGCTAATCTACACAGGATTTTGCTTTGCTCTGAAATGAAGACTACTCTTCCCAAATTGAGAAGGAAGTTCAAAAACAAAGAAGATTTTCCTAACAAAAAGTTTTTTGACTACTCTCATTTTTTTGTTCCAGATAAAACTGGAGCAACAGAAGCTATGCTTGAAGACCCAGTAGGAACACAGAATCTTGACGATATATACGATCAGTGTGAAGATTATAACATTCTAAGCAAACCTATTCTTCCTAAGTTTGATACCCCTAACGGAGAGTCAGAAAAAGATTATCTAAGGACACTGGCTAGAAGAGGATGGAAAAATCTACTCGCAGAAAAAATCACAGAAGAAGAAGGTCGTCAAAAGTATGGAGACAGATTCAGGAAAGAATTTGAAGTTATTGAAGAAGCAGATTTGTTTGGTTACTTTCTTATTGTTCGTGATATTATCAAGTATGCGGTAGATCAAGGTTGGATGGTAGGTCCGGGTCGTGGCTCTGCTGCTGGATGTTTAATATCTTACCTGATTGGAATCACACAAATTGATCCGATTGAGTTTGACTTATTGTTTGAGCGCTTCTATAATAGTGGCAGAAACACCAAAGACAATGTGTCACTTCCAGATATCGACATAGATATCCCCGGCAAGAAAAGAGATAAGATCATATCGTATATCAAAGATAAATACGGACACGGCAATGTTAGTCAGATGGTGACGTTCGGTAGACTACAGGGGCGTAGCGCAATCAAAGAAATCCTACGTGTAAACGAAGCGTGTGGGTTTAGCGTGATGAACGAGATTACAAAATATATTCCAGACGAAGCGGCTATCTCTGATCAACTATCACAGATGGACGAGGAAGACAGATCTATTATTAGGTGGGCGTTGCAAAACAACGAACAAGACTTGTATGATTATTGTCACATAAATGAGAAGGGTTACTTAGAAGGTGACTATGCAGAATATTTTGAACAAGCGATCAAGATAGAGGGTACGCTGAAAACTCAAGGCAAACATGCTGCGGGTGTTGTTATATCAGCAAACAAACTATCAGAAGTTTGCCCTATGGTAAACTCAAAAAGTAGTGATGAAAAGATAGCAGGACTAGAAATGGCAGACTTAGAGGCACTTGGTCACGTTAAGTTTGACGTTCTAGCAATTAACCTGCTGGACAAACTTATGTATATTGACTACATAGTAGCCAATCCAGATTCCGTAAAAATGAAGGAAAATAATGTCGAACCGTGATATAATTGTTTTTGACTTTGAGACAGGCGGTAGAAATCCAGTTACATGTCAGCCAACTCAGTTGGCGGCGATAGCTTTGGATGGAAGAAACTTTAGACTCAAAGGTGAGTTTAATAGCAAGATTTGGGCAGAAACGGACGACGAAAAGGCCACAAAGAAAGGTCTTGGACCTATTGAGGATGGCGCACTAAAAGTTACAGGACAAACCAGAGAAGAAATAGCAAAAGCACCTAAACCAAAAGCTGTATGGAAAAAGTTTTGCGCTTTTGTAGACAAGTATAACTGGAAGGGAACTTCGTTCTTCGCACCCATTGCTGCTGGATATAACATTTTAGGATACGATATGATTATCGTAGACAGACTCTGTAAAGAATACGGACCTTGGGACGACCAAAGACAGAGACAGAAGCTGTTTCATCAAATTCATAAAATCGACATGATGGACAACTATTATATGTGGACAGAGGGAGATCCTAGTGTAAAATCTAGGAGCATGGACGCGATTAGAGACAGGATGGGTATGTCAACAGAGAATGCTCACGATGCCTTACAGGACGTAAAGGATACGGCAAATCTAATGATTAAGTTTATGAAGACCCATCGCGCTGTATATAGAAACCTGAAACTTGAAAAAGCATTTGCGGATGGGAATACTTACCTATGAATTTAAGACAGCTAACTTTGTTTGAATTACCAGAAACTGCAAACCATGAAGTTTCTGATAAAGATGTAATTGATGTCAGTAAGATAAAAGCTAACTTTATTGGCGACAAAGAGATGCATAGAAAATCCAACATCATGATTTCTAAGTTAAACTCTATGAATTCTGGTAAATATTTCCTTCATAAGAATACTGGTGATTTTCCGTATGTAATAGGAACAAAGGGTAAAAAGTTATCCATAAGCACTACTAGAAATCAGTACCCCTGCATAGGTATGGGTGGAGTTGTAATAGCTATGCATAGATTAGTAGCATTAGCATTTGTAGAAAATGATGACACTTCTAAAAAACTAGAAGTAGATCACATAAACGATGATAAGTCAGATTACAGAGTAGAAAACTTACAGTGGGTAACAAACGGTTTTAACTCTAAAAAAGCTCAACAGAAAAGAAAAAGTAATAAAACTAATGATTGATTATAACGATGAAAAGACTTGGGATCTTTTTAAAGAAGGTAGAACTAAAGGTGTCTTTCAACTAGAAAGCAATCTTGGACGCGCTTGGTCCAAAAGACTACAACCTACCAACCTTGAAGAACTTGGAGCATTGATCGCTTTGATTAGACCGGGATCGCTAAAAGCGATAACAGATGGCAAGTCTATGACTCAGCACTACGTTGATAGAAAAAGCGGCTTAGATGTAATTAAGTATTTGCATGAGTCGCTAACAGACGTATTGCAGTCCACCAAGGGTGTGTTGATTTATCAAGAACAGTCCATGCGCATTGCTCAAGAGCTTGCAGGTTTCAACCTACAAGAAGCAGACGTGCTTCGCAAGGCGATTGGAAAGAAGAAAGCAGACCTCATGGCTAAAGTTAAAAAAGACTTTCTAGAGGGGTGTGTGACGCAAGCAATTGTAGACGTAGAAACCGCAGAAGAAATTTTTGGGTGGATTGAGAAGTCTTCTAGGTATTCGTTTAATAAGTCTCATGCAATTTGCTACGCAGAAAATTCTTATAAGAGCGCTTGGTATAAAGCTAATCATACAAAGCAATTCTTTCTGTCATACCTAACCTATGCGAATGAAAAGCAAGATCCGCACCAAGAAATATACGAGCTTGTTTCTGAGGCAAAGCTGTTTGACATTGAAGTAAAAATTCCTAAGATCAGTTTGTTTAATAGAACTTTTGGCGTTTATAAGAGCAATGTTTACTTTGGTCTTAAAGATATAAAATCATTAACTGGTGTAAATGGCGACAAGGTTATAAACGCAATATCTGAAGCCTGCGCAACTACAAGTAAAAAGCCTAAGCACTTTACTTGGTTGGATGTACTTGTATATTTATCGCCTAAAATAAATGCAACAGCCTTTAAAGCTCTGTGTTCTGTAGGGTTCTTCTCTACGGAATCTATTGGCGTCACTAGAAATAAAGCTCTTTACGAATATCTAATATTTAAAAATCTAACAAAGGCAGAATTGAAGTGGCTGACATTAAATTACCCTGTGCGAAAGTGGAATAATCTTTACGATGCTTTCAAAGCACTATCGCCCACAAAGAAAGAAGGCGGTGGGACAAGCAAGGTTGATAGAAAGCAAGTCATAGAAAATGAGATGTTTTTCATAGAAAATCCTCCTTACGATCTTTCCGACGACCCAGAGTGGATCGTTGAACAAGAAAAGAAGTTTTTGGGATGCCCCATATCACTATCTAAGGTAGAAGCATCTGACACTTCTCACTCTAACACTACGTGTAAAGAGATTTTAAATGGCAAACACGGCAAAGATATTTGTATAGTAGCAAATGTAAGCAGGTTGCAGAAGTATAAATGCAAAAAAGGCAAGAGTAAAGGCAAGGATATGTGTTTTCTAACACTAGAAGATGAAAGCTGCTCTATTGACAACGTGGTAGTCTTTCCAGAGACCACAGAGAAAACTAAATACATACTAGACGAAGGTCTTAACTTATTATTCTGTGGAGAGGTAGAAAAAGATGGCTCATTTATTATTAATAAAATACATGAAATATAATTGACTTTTTTAAAATTCTATGCTATAATATTACATAAGACAGCTTGAAAGGAGAAATTGATGAATAATTGCACTTTTACCGGGTATCTTTTACATGACCCACAGATAGACAGCGATGCAGATGAACCATCCTGTTGCACTGTAAAAATGGTAACTTACGAGTATCGTAAAAATAAACGTGGAGAAAAGAAGAAAGTTCCCACTACAATAACCTTGCAGGCTTGGGCTAGCGGCGCAGAGACCATCTTTAAACTTGGCAGGAAAGGCACTAAGATGACCGTCTATGCCTCTGCTAGAAACAGCTTTATGAAAACAGAAGCTAGTGACGATATTATATTTAGAATTAATGAATTTGACTTTGGTTGTTTAGATAAGGAATAAAATGAGAAAGAAAAGAATTCTGTTTTGCAGCGAAGCTACCTTTCTAAACACTGGGTATGCAACTTACACCAGAGAAATTTTGAACTACCTTCATGGTACAGGTAAGTATGAAATTGCTGAGATGGCATCCTATGGACAAAAAAACGACCCAAGAGCGGCTAACATTCCGTGGACATATTACGGCGTAGCGCCAAATACAGAGTGTGAACCAAAAGCATCCGAAGAAGAAATAAATTCTTACAACTCAAATCCTGTCAATCAGTTTGGTGGATGGGCATTTGAGCATGTTTGCTTAGATTTCTTACCAGACTTCGTATGCGATATTCGTGACTTTTGGATGCTTGATTTTGCGGAAAGATCTCCATTTAGACCGTTTTTTAAATGGGCTGTTATGCCAACAGTAGACGCAAGGCCGCAAGCTAGGCAATGGATTGCCACTTATGCAAACGCAGATGCGTGTCTGACATATTCAGATTGGGCTGGCGGCGTTTTAGAAGATCAATCTGGAGGTAAGATTAATTACCTTGGAAGCGCCCCTCCTTCTGCGCACCCTGCCTACGCACCCGTTCCAGATAAGAACGCCCACAAGCTCTCTATGGGAATTGACCCAGACTATAAAGTAATCGGAACAGTTATGCGCAACCAAAGACGTAAACTGTATCCAGACTTATTCGAGGCATTCAAGTTATTCTTAGATAAGTCAGAAAATAAAAAATACTACTTATACTGTCATACATCTTATCCAGACTTGGGTTGGGATATACCAGAACTTCTACATCAGCATGAATTAGCTTCTAATGTACTGTTTACATACATCTGTCCAGAAACAAAAAAACCTTTTGTCTCTACGTTCAGAGGGGCGATAGCGCAATCTCCTTACACCGGAAAATGGGGTTGTACACTATCTAATGTAAAAAATGGTTTGAGTTATGAAGATTTATCAAATGTAGTAAACTGTTTTGATTTGTATGCTCAATACGCAAACTGTGAGGGATTTGGACTACCTCAAGTAGAAGCTGCGGCTTGTGGGGTTCCCGTCTGCGGAACTGATTATTCTGCTATGGAAAGTGTTTTACGGAAGTTAGGCGGATACCCCATCAAGCCAGCGGCTTTGTATAAAGAGCTAGAAACTGGGTGCTTACGCGCAGTTCCAGATAATGAAGCGGCAGCAGACTTTTTCTTGGATTTCTTTGACGAATCCGACGAATGGCGACTTATTAAAGGCGAACGAACAAGAGAGAAGTTTGAAGAATATTATCAGTGGCACCTGAGCGGTTCTGTTTGGGAAAAATATTTTGACGAGACAGAGCCAGTGTCTTTCGAGCATGGTTGGGCTTCTCAACCAAGGCTGCATCAACCCGCAGAAAAAATTAAACTTCAAGGCAATGAAAATCATTCTAGTTTATGTCAATGGCTTATAGCAAATGTCTTAGGAGATCAAAGTAAACTGAATACATATTTTGAATCAAGAATGACCAGAGACTTGATTTATCAACAGACCACACAATCAACTGGAGGTATGTACTTCAATGAATCTTCTGCTGCTTTTGATGGTCAAAACCATAGACAGCCTTTTAACTTTGATTCTGCTTATGATCAAATGAAAATGCAGTGCGATCTAAGAAATCACTGGGAACAAGCTAGAGTTCAAAGAATTCAGCAGATTTCTCAACAACAGGTGACGAATGTATAATGCTCAAGCATGTCAAGATATATTTGTTGACAAAATTCTTAATAAAACAGAAGGATTTTTTGTTGATATAGGCGCAGGTACAGGCGGCCTACCCACTCACGCTGCGGGTTTCTATAGTAATACTTATTATTTTGAGACATTTAAAAACTGGAAAGGTATAGCTATTGATTACGATAGTAGTTGGTGGTCAAGAGTCAGTCCGTTAAGATTAGCAGATTGTATATGTGTAGATTTACTAGAAAAAAACATAAACGAAGTGCTAGACAAGTCAAATTGTCCTACAGAAATTGATTATCTTTCTATAGACGTAGATGATGCGCAAATGAAAGTGTTTAACGATTTTGATTTTGATAAATACAAATTTAAAGTGTTGACTCTGGAGCATAATTTGTTTCAATCAGATCCTAATTGTGGACAAAATAGAACAGAGGAACACAGGAAGAATATTATAAAAGAACATGCACACTACAGAAAGACACTATCTAAACATGGATATAAATTACTTTGGGGAAATGTGTCTTTGGAAGGATACGGCCCTGTAGAAGATTGGTTTGTAGACGAAGAAACATTTGAAAAAAATAAAGATATTCAAAAAGAATATGCTAATTGCTTGGAGACAATGAATATATGAAAGTTTTATACATAGGACACTATAAAGAGTTTGGTGGCTGGTCACAAGCTGCAATAGACAACATTTTAGCTTTAGATAATGTTGGCGTAGATGTTGTTTGCAGAAATGTCACACTAACTCAGGATAGGAAAGACGTTGACAAAAGAATTTTAGCGCTAGAATCAAAAAGCACAGAAGGTTGTAATATTTGTATTCAACACGTCTTACCGCATCATATTGTGGGTTCAGATGGTTTTGATAAAA